TGAAAGACTCGAAGAAATCGACGATACCGAAATGTTAAGTATTTGCGAACGCTACGATGCTGAATGGCATAGCAATGTTAAATATGTTCTTGAAGGACTTAAAGACAATTTTTATTATCACGCAAAAGAAATGCTGATGGAGTACGAAACACTATGATGGAAGCCCTAACCAAAAAAAATAGCATTCATGCAAAACTAATGGATATACTAGACCATGAAATAACCCTACAAAAGTCTATTAAACGGTTAGGGGTGAAAGGCGGAAAGAGAAGCGATAGCCAAATAACAGGGGCTATCGTTGCCCTTCTCAACATTCAATTAGCCTTTAAACACGAAATAGAAAAGTACGAAAATAATATCAAACAAATAGATCAACAATCCGATACTTATAAACTCCATAGGGCTTTCTTCAAATGACGATAATGACGAACGAAAAACTTCAAGCTTACCTCGATGAGTTTAAACAAATCATTGAACAGGAAAGAGTAAGACAATTTATGCTTTTTGAGTGCGCCCCTAGACCTCAAGACAAAGCTCTACATTCTTATTGCGCCGACATACTCAAACAACTACACAATAAATTCAGAATAAAAGTGGATAAAAAACCTACACTTCCAAACAGGTCAGAAAATGAACCAACAGACGAACCCTACTACAGTGACAGCGTATGATTGACCTAATTATATTCTGGTTCGAATTTTGGGCTGTGATGGTTATTTTATCTTATATTTTTTAATCGATACCATATGTAGTATAGTGCTTACTATATGTAGTATTAACTTTAGGAATAACCGATTATATGCCTAAAATACCTCCAGAACAGAATGGCGGCGGTAAACCTCCTCATGTTCCCACACTCAAAACTCGTGGTCTGGTGGACAACTTCGCTTGCTGCGGATTTACACAGGCTCAAATCGCTGATTATCTCAATATTGATGAAATAACTCTCCGCAAATACTACCGTGAAGAACTCGATCATTCACAGATGAAAAAGACGGGTAAACTTGCTCGCAATCTTTATCTAGACGCACTGAATGGCGATAAAGAATCACGCGAATTCTATTTGCGTACTCGCGGTGGCTTTGCAAATGCCAAGCCGAAAGAGGATGATACGAATAAGGGTATACAATCTATTTTAGAAGCGTTTGCGACTGGCAAGCTTAAGGTGACCGACAAATGAAAATGAATTTTGAATTACCAGACCAGAATGACGAGAATGTTAATCTGGTTATCTCTCACGAAACAGAAGCGGAAAATGTAACCTTTGCTATTAAGCATATTGATGATGATCGCGAAGAAGGTGAGATTCTCCACGTTGAAATCTTGTTAGATGATCTTGTCCGTATTGTTAAGCAGTTAAAGCATGATAGTTACTATGCTGAATACGTTAACAATAAGAAAAAGAATTCTTCGACGTAAAAGGTGTTCCACGTATAACACTAGAGGCTAACGGACGATGGCCACTGCTCGCTTAATTGAAACGCTTTCTACTTTAGAACTATTTGCGCCTGCATTTCTTAAGATCAAAGACAAAGATGGGTTGATCGTTCCGTTTGAGTTTAATCGCGCTCAGGTTTTTACTAACAAGCGATTGAATGACCAGCTTGAGGCTACGGGTAAGGTTAGGGCATTGGTTCTTAAAGGTAGACAGATGGGTTTGTCTACGTTGATAGAAGCTCGCTACTTCCATAAGATTATCACCACACGCGGTAAGAAAGCTTTCATTCTTAGTCATGAAGCAGAAGCCACTAAAAACTTGTTTGCAATGACGCAACGTTATCACAATAACTTGCCTGCTGGTTTATGCCCGAAAGCGGATTTATCATCATCTAAAGAACTCTATTTTAGATCGCTGGATTCAGGTTATACAGTGGCTACTGCGGGTAATGCGGGGGCTGGTCGTAGTCAAACGGTTCAATTATTCCATGGTTCCGAAGTAGCATTCTGGCCGCATGTTGAGGATCACATTGCAGGTGCATTGCAAACTGTACCTTCCTCTGATAATAGCGAGATCATTTTAGAATCGACTGCTAATGGCATTGGCAATGTATTCCATTCTATGTGGATTGATGCCATTCGTGGTAAGAGCGAGTATCAAGCCATTTTCAATCCATGGTACTGGATGAAAGAGTATTCTAAAAAGATCGAAGGTTTTAAACCGTCAGATGATGAAAGGCACTTGATGGAAGTGTATAGCAAAGAGGGTTTGACTTGGGAAAACCTTTGTTGGCGGCGCTTAAAGATTGCTGAGTTTGCTAGTAAAATGTCGAATAACTTGAGCGCGGGGTTTAATAAATTCAAACAGGAATATCCCTTTACGGCACAAGAGGCATTCTTAAATCCGATTACCGAAACCTTTATTAACTCAGAAGCGGTAATGGAAGCCCGCAACAATCGTGTTGAGTCTGATACGGGGATGATTCTAGGCGTTGACCCCGCATTAGGTGGGAATGATAGGTCAGCAATCATTAGACGTAAGGGGCGCTTGGCGTATAACTTAGAAACGTTCTATAACCATAATACGATGGAGTTAGCCGCTAAGATCAAGCGTATCATTGAAATTGAGAATCCTTTAAAAGTTTACATTGACTGTATTGGTATTGGTGCAGGTGTTACAGATCGTTTGCGAGAAATGGGTTATGAGTTTGTCGAAGGGGTGAATGTCGCTCGCAAGTCTAACAATCCAGAGCTATTCAAAAACTTGAAAGCAGAGTTATGCAGTGAGATGCGAGAGTGGTTCAATCAAGAAATGCCAGTGCAGGTTCCAGACCTTGATGATTTGCACGCTGATTTGTGCAGCTTTGGTTATGATTATGATACGCAAAATAGATTAGTGATTGAGTCTAAAGAGAAGTTACGCAATCGCGGTATGCCTAGTCCTGATTGTGCAGACGCTTTAATGCTCACGTTCTACTCAGGATTCTATGAGCCTGCACTATCGCAACAATCAAAGAAGTCTCCAGAATGGCACCGAAAGATGTTTACATAATGAATAGTGTGTTAAAACTGATAATTGTTTAAACTACCTTCCTATCCTATTCAATTTATTCACTATGGACAGTTAATAAAACCTATGCCAAAACTGATGCCGAAAAAAGCAGGAGAAATACGGGATTCTATTCGTAAGTGGCGGGATGCGTGGAAATATAACGATACACAATATCATGATGAAATGATGTTTGTATTGGGTGAGCAGTGGAACGAAGAAGAAGCGAAAGTATTTGAGGACTATAAGAAAATCCCGCTGACGTTTAATAAGCTTGCGACTTATGCAAACCATCTATTAGGAGAGCAGCGCCAGAATACGCCGAACCTTAAAGTAGAACCGGATGAATCAACGCCTGCTGATGTTGCAGAGATTCGAGAGGCGATTAATAAAGATATTATGTTTAATAGTAATGCCTCGATGGTATTTCAGACAGCGTTTGAACAAGCAATCATTGGTGGTTACGGCGCATGGTGGTTAGATACTGAATATGATAGTGATGATTCATTCACACAACATATTGTCATTAATAAAGCACAAGACCCTACCCAATTCTTTTGGGATTTATCTGCTGAATCACCTTGTAAGACTGATGGCATGTATGCAGGTTTTGTCACGCCAATGTCGCGAAAGAAGTTTGCTAAACTTTATGGTAAGGAACTAGAAAGTAAGATAGGCGCTACTTCGTTTGATATGGCACAGTCAGAAACGGATTCATTAACGCTCACCTTCACCAATGAAACTGATATATGGATTGTTAACTGGAATGAGCGAATCTATTCGACAGAAACGATTTATCAATTAAGCAATGGTGAATCAGCTAGTGATGATGAACTCGATTCATTAGAATCCATTGAAATAGAGGATAAAGAATATTATCTCTATAAAGGCGAACCCGTCACGATTATAAATAAGCGTAAAGCACCGCGCTATAAGATCAAGCGTAGTAAGTGGGCGGGTGATTACCGTTTAGATATAACAGATTTTCCATCAAAACAATTACCGATTGTATTTAATGATCAGCATAGTTATCGAGATAAAACAGGCAAACAAATCTGTAGAACGTTTTTTCGTGATGCTAAAGACGCACAGCGTTATTTAAACTATTTAAAGACGCAAGCGGCTTATATGTTAAAGATCAGCCGATACGATCAGTTTATGGGTTCTGCAATGAATGTACGTAGTGCGAGAACACAAACGATCTGGAAGAATCCGAATGAAGAACAGGGGATGTTGATTTATGACGAATCGCCAAATGGGAATAAGCCTGAGCGATTAAGTCCACCGGAATTATCTATTTCATTAGGTCAGCAGGCCGAAGCTTGTATGATGGATATTCAGACCTCATGCGGTATGTTTACGACGATGATGGGTGATCAGGGTGATGTTGTTAGTGGTGTAGCTTCTGACGCTCAAACGAAACGCTCTAATTATACGACCTATTATCCGTTTGATAGTTTAAATAGATCAATTGCATGTACAGGCGAAATTATAGATGAAATGATACCGACTGTTTATGATACAGAACGTAAGATGCGCTTGAACTTACCAGATAAGGGTATGACGAATGTTACTATCAATCAAAAAGCAGATAATTATGGAACGTCGATTAAGAATGATGTAACGAAAGGAAATTATAAAGTCAGGTTATTACCTGGCTCGTCTTTTGAGGGACAGAAGTCTGAGAACTTAAAGAGTTTAGAACTGCTCTTACAAAACTCTCAGGAAGTGTTTCCCTTGATAGCCGATTTAGTGGCTAAAAATCTACCAATGTCGGATAACATTGATTTAGTCAACCGACTCAAGACTATTGTACCGCCGGATATTATGCAGGCTGGTAAGACTGGTCAACCGCTACCGCCTAAGCCTCCACAACAAGACCCAATGGTCGCGTTGAAGCAGCAGGAATTACAAATTAAGATTCAGGGCTTAGAACAAAAAAATAAAGCAGATCAGATGGCAATGGCGCATAAGATGTATCAATTGCAATTAGAGGCGATTGAATCGCACCGTGATGCGAGTGTGGAAATGGAACGCTTACAAGCTGAGAAAGCAGAAGCAGCAGCAAAGTATGCAGAACAAAAGCAGCGATACGAAGCAGAACTCATGCACATACGAAGTGTTGAGAATATTGCTCATGCGAATAATTTTGTTAAGCTAATGACTCACGAACCGAAAGAACGTACAGCCGAAAGCCGAACACAAACTTAATAAAGGACGATAATAGTTATGACAATTCACAATGTTGATGATGTATTAGCGCAACGGATGAATCCTAATATTGTAGTACCGGAAAAAGATAATGAATCTCCTGACAATGATAATGATTCCGATAGTAGTGTGGTTCCAGATAAAGATGATAAAGGAACTGATGTATCTCATGAAGATTCGGCACAACCGGAAAGAATCTCAGACGAAGATCGAAAGCGAGACTTTCAAAAAGATAAAGAAGAATTCCTAGCGCGAGAGAAAGAAAAAGCAGATGCGGAAAAAAGTCCGGCTAATGATAATGAAAAAGCCCCTGATGATAAATCCATTCCAAATGCAGCGGTTGATCAGTATGGAATGCCGATTGATGTACCCAAAGCGCCTGTTAGTGATGAAGAAAAGATTTATTCTTCAACTGATGTTAATCGAATGGTACGTGAGCGATTAGAGCGCGCAAAGTTAGATGCACAACCCGCTAATCAACAACAAGTGCAGCAAGCCGTTAATGAAGGGTTTAAGTATGATGAAAATAATCCGGATGACTGGCAGGTACAACTAGGAAACTTTGTTGATACGCATCTTGCTAAAAAGCAAGCGGTTGAACACCAACGCAATCAAGAAGCTCAACGCTTACAAATGCAGACAGAAGAAAATGCCCGTCAAGCTGAGTTTGAAGGTAAATTTCGACAGGGCATGACAAAGTACAAAGACTTTATGGAAGTAACGCAAAATAAGCCGATAACAAATGGGATATTTTTAGCCATTAGAGACTTTCAAGACCCCGCAGGATTTTTGTATGCAGCGAGCAAATTACATCCTCAAGAGATTGAGCGTATTTCTAAAATTCCGAATGTAATTACGCAAGGGGTGGAATTGGGGAAACTTGAACAGCGAATGCTAACAGGGAAGAATATCACGCGAGCGCCGCGCCCTTTAACGCGAGATACAGGTGATGTTCATACAAAAGAAAAGCCTAAGCGCAATATAGATAGTATGATTGATTCTCATGCCAAAAATAAGAGGAAATAAGTCATGGTTTTTAACTGGACGAAGTTATTAGGCACAAAGAAATCAAAAGTTGAAAAGATTTTGGATAAAAAACTCAAACCTAAAAAAGAAATAAAAGGCTATGAATACAGTCCTGATAAGCTTTATCAAGAGATTATAAAAACGCAACATTTTGCGAGCAGCGCGATTACAGAATTAGAATCTCGAATAGAAAAAAGAATGCAACCGAAAGGAAGTTTAACCAGTTTAAAAAAATCATGGGCGCAAGATTTTCTGACTCTGGTTGAAAAGATGGATACATTGAATTTAAAAGTCGATGGGTTTGATTCACGTATGCGAGCGATTGAAAAAGAACTTCAAGGGCTATCTACATTAGAAGTTGAAGCTCGCGCTCTCAAAGAACAACTGGCCGCAATAGTACATAACGCAAAAAAAAAGTTTAATGAAATTTTGGCCGACTTTAACGAACGGGATAGGCGACAAGGTGCATTGAATGTTTTAAGTGAAAGGTTAACAAAAATTGAACATAATATCGCGTCATCCTTTACAATTCGTCATGGTGGTGTTGTACTATTAGATAACAAGAGGAGTGATCAGCATGGCTAAAACTAATAGATCAGATGATGAAAACAATCCAGACTATCGTTTGACGCCCAAAGATCAACAAGAGCGCCTCGATATTTCAATGGGTAGAAAAATTCCGAATTGGGATTTAGATATGAAAGAAGAACGTGCGAGTACAACGGTTTACGGCGATATTTCGTTTAATAAACCGAGTAAAACAGAGTTTGGCCATATAAAATAACTTAATGTTTTTACGGAGTATTAATCTTATGTCAGATACACATGCAAAGTCTGAAAATGAATCAGATGAAGCTCAAAAAGCTAATAATCTAAATCCCGGTACTAAAACTAATCCCGCTCAACCTGTGAATCCTAATCAGAAAACTCCACAGAATCCGGCGAGTACAGTTAAAAACCCTGTAAAGAAATAACTTCTTATCCCTAGGAAGTTGTTGTGTGTCAGAAAGGCCATATCAATTGTTTTCATACACTTGCTCTGTGGCCTCTTATGACCAAAAGAGATTAAAAAAATATGGCTAGAACGGATAGTGATTATCGTGGGTACTATGAATCTGATGCGCGGCCATATAATGCGCGTGAATCACTTGGATTGATAAAAAAAAATGGTCGCGTTAAGCAAAATAAGCAGGAACCAGCGACGAGTTTAGCAAAAGATAGCGAGATTAAAGGCAAAAAACATAAGGACTATGAAGATTATGAGTAAATTAGGCGCTAAACAGCGTGACCAATTAGGAAATAGTGAATTCGGTATTCCTAGTGAACGCAAGTATCCTTTAAATGATAAATCTCACGCTGCAAATGCAAAAGCGCGAGCTAGCGAAATGGCAAATAAAGGCAAAATTAGTAGTTCTACCGAAGCAAAGATTGATACTAAAGCCAATAAAGTCTTAGGTAAAAGCGAGCATGGACAAAAAAATGTAGAACGTGTCGGTGAACGTATTGGAATGGGTAAAAATCGCGGTGAGATAGGTAGAGGGTAGTATCTAAACATACCATTTCAATTGTAGTATCTTTGAATACCTATAGTCTCATGTAAACAAATATCCGATTTTGTAACTATTCGCACTTTCAATGTAAACAAACTCTATGAAAAGCGTTTTATATAAGCAATTGCTGATTCCAAAATTTCAATTGAATCTTTAGCATGACCTAAAATCATATTGCAGTGATAACATAAAATTCCTCTCGTTTTGTGTGTAACATGGCAATGATCAATAGACATTTTTTTAGATTTTCTATCTTTATTACTTTTAGTTGTTTCTTCCCCAAAGCAAATCGCACATTTACCATTTTGTGATTCTAAAAGTTTTTCAAAACATGCATCGCTTTCCATTCCTTGATATTTTTTTCTTATATATGAATCTCTAAAACATTTTTTACAATTATAAGAGTTTACTTTTCCTTTATAAGACTTTGGATAGCAATCATATAATTTTAAATCACCATGCAGAGAACATTGTTTAACAATAGACTCAGGTAGAAAAGTCTTAATCTCGTAATTAGGTGAACCTTTGTAAGATGGCAAATCGTAGGAATTGTATTTTTTCCAACGCCATTTATGTGTGCCGCAAATTTTTCCTTTGTGAGTAATGATGTTTTTGCAATTTGAAACTTTGCATTTTTCACCCTTGGCCATAAATTCCTCTATTGCTAAAGTTGTTAATCCAAGTGCATAATAATCTACATGGTGCGTAGCAACAAGACTTTTCCGCCAGAGTCGCAAAGCTTAACCCAGCGTGTATTCATCGATCCGCTTCGATAATGAGTAAATAAAGGCTAATTTAGCCAAATATTAAACTAATTATCGGAGAAATGCGGATATGCCTAATGTTTTTGAGACCACTCAATACGTACTTGACGAGACATTTGTACGATTTGTGAACTACTTAAATTTTGCAAAGGTTGCGAATCGTAACTTAGAAGGCGATTTTAAAAACCTGCGTTATGCTACTGGTCAGACCATTGATTACCGTTTAGAAGAAAGATACTTAGGTGGAGAGGGAGCTACCGCTAATTCCGAAGCTCGCGTCCAAGTTATTCGTCCGCTGACTATCTCTAAACAATTCCATACCATGGTTGAATTCACCGGATTCGAATTAACATTCGATCGCGCACGAGATCAACCCTATTTAGATATGATGTTAAATCCCCGTGCTAAAACTCTCGCGAATAAAGTCGAAAAATTTATCGCAACTGATACCTTTGAAAAGCAAGTCTATCAATGGGTAGGTACACCGGGTGTTCCACTAGATTTTGGTACGATTACCACCGCTGATGCTTATATGACTGAATTAGGGATTCCAGAAGATGGAAATAGGTTCTTTGCATTACCACCCCGTATTGCAGCATCGTTAGCTGTTGATCTGCAAAATGTATTTAATATGACTGTCAACCGTGGGGCGTTGATGGATGGATTTATCGGTCACTTATCAGGTTTTGACTTCTTCAAGACAAACTTTCTTATACGACAGATTGCCGGAACTGGTATTACAGGTGGAACTCCACCAACAGGTTATATCAATGCTGGTACTATAACGAATGGCCCCATAACTGGTGGTAATACGTTTACAATGTCTGGCTTTGCGGATAATGCGCTAGTCTTTAATCAGGGAGATCGCCTTTATATAGATGCTGCTGCTGGTGTCTTTATGGTGAATCCATTAACTTACGAACCTTTAGTTCAAGAAGCACAATTTGTCGTAACTGCACCTGTTATTTCGAGTGGGACTGGAACGGCTGTTGTGACCGTTTCACCGACTATCGTTGTATCAGGTGCAAGACAAAATATTTCTGCACCTATTCCGAATGGCGCTCAGGTCTGGTTAGCTCAAAGTCATAATGTATCATTGGCTTATCATAACCAAGCTGTTGTATTCGCAGCCCCAGCCATTAAAGAATTGAAGGGTGGTGTTGAAGCCGTTACGACTTATTCTAACCTCTACAAGATGGCAATGACTTATACGTTGGGTGCGGACATTCGCAATTATGTTCAGTTAGATCGTCTGGATGTTATTTGTGGTGATGCAATCAATGCAGAGTTTGCAGTTGCAGCAATTTCATAAAAAAGAAAAGCAAGTCTCGCGTTAGGGCTAGATATGTACTTCGTCCTACATAAATAGCCCTCTTTTTTTAGGTGAATTGTTTATGCCAATGAATCAGACAAAAAAAGAAAATAATACTCAAGTCCTCTACAATGATCGTTTTGTTGATAAAAAGCATTTTAGAGCATTTGTTTATGGTAAGAATGATGATGTAAAGCTCGCTAATAATTACGATGAATTTGAAAATCTGTTAGCTTCTGGATTGTGGTTTGAAACGCCAGAAAAAGCTAAAGAGAATTTAAAATCAGGTAAGACTAAAAAGGGATTAGTACATGAGCATTCCGGTTAAGGAATTTATTGCTGATTCTAATTCATTAATATCTGCTAGTAATCCTTCTGTACCCTTGCGCGGTACACAGACTGCTAAGAGCTTGAATATTCTGAATCGACTGCTTTCTTCTTTTTCCGGTACGGGATTGAATCTGACTGTTTCGACCCTTTCAACTTATGTTCTACAGATTAATCAAGGCTGGGTAACGTATGGCGATGCAACTTACACGCCAACACCTGATGTCATTATCGGACGGTTAGCTAATTGCGAAAATGCTTGGTTATTGTTAGAAGGTGTTACCTATCCTCTGATTGTTGAATCGAAAAGTACGTTTCAAGACAGTTATAAATACGATCCGCAAGTAGGTTTACCTCGTTACGCTTTTATTTTTGATATGGTGAATTTAACAGGGATTCGCGTTTATCCGGCAGCGAGTCAGTTATATACATTAAATGTATATGGAAAGTTTGAGCTATCTGCACTGACTGAAAACAGTGATATGAGTCTCTTACCGAATTATTACTTAAGATATTTGCAATTAGCTTTAGCAAAAGATACAGCCCTCTATACAGGACGTGCCTCTGCATGGACGCAACTATTAGAAGATACATTGCAAAAAGCTGAAATGGATATGCAATCTATCAGTAGTATTAATCTCGCTATCCAGCCGCAGCGCGATAGTTATCTCAATGGTGCGTATCGTGTACGTGCGGGGATTTAACCGATGCAGGCACGAAATAACGATGCGGAAGTAACAGACCTACCGATAGTCGGATATTTTGACGTACAGAGATTTAAGCAGTTTGGCCCGTCTGATTGTGCGAACTGGACGTTAATGCCGACTGAGTTGGGTAAGAAAAAAGTTGCTGCCTATCCTATTATGGGTAGACGCCATATCAGAGAACAAAATCAAAATCAGCTTATCTTTAATACCCAACCTCGCGAGATTGTTAAGACTGTTAACTATTGGTATTCGATTGTAGGCTCCCAAATCTTTCGGATTGATAAGTTTTTCAATCAGATTGAGATTGCAGGGCAAATTGGTGGGCTTGCGACTTTTTCGGGTGATATTTATTTCTCGTATTTAATCACGGGTACGATTACCTTTGCGTGTTTTACGGATGGTGCATTTATCTATGTGTACCGCGAAGATACGAATACTTTTTATAAAGTCACTGATTCTTTAGCGCCTCCCTTTCCGACCTTTATCGCAACCTTTGGTAATCGCATTGTTGCATCGACTCTAAATAGTTCACAGTTTTCTCTATCTGAAATTAATTTGATGGGTGCCGATTTTGACCCCGCTTTTGTCTTTCACGTAGGTGGTGCAACGCCTGCTGATGGAACCGCCGTCTTTGCTCAAGAGTCCGGATACATTCGCCAGTTTGCTGTCGTCCAAAATACATTATTCATCATGACCGATTTTAAAACGGGTATCTGGGCGAATATACCTTCTGTTTTTACATCAGCAGGTGGGGTTGTTACGACCTTCCCGTGGAAAAAGAATACGACGACTGAATGGGATTTTGGTATAGCCGACCCCAAAAGTTTAGATGTTGATTTTGATATGATTGTCTTTCTCGCGCAGAACAGCAATGGATTGTTGCAGTTTATGGCGTCAGAATCAGGTGGTAAGCCACAAAAAATTTCAACCAAAGCAATAGACGTATTATTACAGTTTAATGCAGCGGCTAAGAATGCAAATCCCTTTATTAATTCGCGAGTCTTTGGGTTTTTGTGTGAATATGAAAATACTATTTTTTATCGTGCATCCGCAGGATTTTTTCAAGATGTAGGATTGTTAGATTTACGTACCAGTGCTGATGCCATTGAATTTAATTTTGATTCACAAAAATGGTCTCGAGCGATTGAAGTGAATGGTGAGAGAAGCCGCGTCCAGTCACACGTATTCTTTGCCAATCGCCATTTAGTAACCGTCCAAGCGGACAATACGATTTATGAATATTCGGGTAATTTTTACAGTAATGAATTAAGAAATCCCGCACAGAAAAATGCGCAAGCGCCGGATGCTTATATTCGTTATCCGATGCGCTATGAGCGCGATACGCCCAACATTACAATTCAAAACCTAAAGCAAATCGGTTATGCCGAGTTTGAAACGGAATATGTCGAGATTGATTTTGTTTTTGGTGAAAATCCCTATAACAACGTTAATGCACCATTTGAGAATACCCAATTTATAATAGACGAAATGCCCGATGCCAGCGGCAATCCAGTCTATATGGTATCTGATAGTGACCCCAATACATTCATTATAGCCGATCAGGGAAATACCCCAACACTTGATGAAAATACGTACTATAATTGGTATAAACCCCATATAGAACTATATTGGTCAGATGATGGCGGTATTAGTTTTCATTCAGCCGATGTCATGGAATTTTCCAATCAGGGTTTTTATCAGTGGAGAATGCGCTGGTATGAATTGGGTACCTCACGTAATCGCGTCTATCGTCTTGTTTGTGTGAGTGCGTATGCGATAACGGTATTAGGTGGAACAATGAAAGTTAAGAGGGTTTCAGGCGGTGCCGACTAATACACTATTAAATGTAGACCCTATCAATCTGGAAAAATATCCAGAAATTCCCGATGAACTGAAAAGATGGTTATCGAATTTAGTCGATACGATTAATGGAAATAATGAAATTATTAATCAAGTCTTACCGTAACACTACAAAGGAATGCCACTATGAGTTTTTCACAGTTTATGGGAGGGTTTGGCGCTGGTGGTAATATGCTGGATAGCTTTC